TTTTATATATTCTTCGTGACGTCTTGCTTTAACTTCGGGACGTTGACTATACTTATAGTCCCACCACTGTCCTTTTCTGCTCTTTCTCCATTTGAGTCGAGCTTTTCTTTTACTTTGACAGTCTGCAAATATTGAATGTTTAAAACCTCTTATCATTCTTTCCTTTCTTTTAATTTCATAAACGGTGGTGGTTTACGATTAGTATACCTGGCAAAACGTTTTTTGTCACCAAGATAATAATTACGATAAGCTTTTATATAGTTTTTATTTTTATATTCGTCTGGCATGCATTGTGGTGGTTCTGTTATTTGTTTAGAGTCTCCTTTATCGATGATGGCCAGTTCTTTGATAACTTCATGTGATTTATGTACTCTGTGATAGCGTAATTGATATTCTGTACCTAAAGCAAGTCCATGTTTTATAGCCCATGAATAATTATTGGGTGACTTACTAATCCATCGTGTCATTGGATGCTTTGGATAAGCAGGTTTATACCCTAACTTATAACCTTGTTTTCGTGCAGCAGTAGATAACATTTGTGCTGTTTCCAACACCATTTTAACAACATGTTTATCACACTGCATCTGTGCAGCAGTTTTTGGATCTTTGTCCAAAAAAAATATGTTCATATTTCCTTTCTTTTTTGTTCATTCTGCATAAGGTAACATTGGTTGCGATACACCTTATGCAGCCAGGTCCAAGTCCTCTTCGCCTTACCAACTCGGCACTCCTTGTTATCGGAGCTGTCATGAGGACAGGTACTTTGCTATCGAACAAGTTAAACCTCTTGTTCGAGGCCTTTCCCGGTCGCCTGATCATTTAGACTGTTGGCTTTCGGTTCAATAAAGACCTACGGTCCAACAGTCTTAATATCTATATAAGTTATTGTAGGAGTATTGTCAAGGTTCCAATTGCAAGAATTAAAAATAAAATAACATCAACCCAGAGTAGAAATACTAAAACGTTAAATAACACGTTTTCTACGGCCCTGACCCCTTGATTTCTTATAGTTTCGTTTCTCTGCCTTATTTAGGCGCTTTTTGTGGCGTTTTAACTTTTTTTTAGTTTTTTTGATGTAAGTATTAACACCAAACATCGACTTTCGTTTTTTAGCCATCGAGATTTGATCTTACATCAAGTTTAGTATTTTTGTCGGCTTTAATATATTTAATAACACCATTAACTTTTTGTTCTAATACATCTCCACATTGAATACATCGATATGAAGTATAGCCCACATTTACTAATAAAGAAGACTGCTGGCATGCTGGGCAATCTCCGGTTACAATTTCTGTGATAACACTAAAACTCATAATACAACGGGTTCGTACTTAGTCTTACCTTCGTTTTTATAAGCTCGTAAGTACTGTTTTCGGTTGTTTTCTCTTGAATAGGAGCAGTGTATCCAGCCTTTATTTGGATCTTCTGGAGACCAGAATTCGAGTATGAGTTGATCGTAATTTATGTTGTTGTGAATCCAATCAGCTAGTTCTTTATTAGATACTCCAAAAATTTCAAAATCTGCCGCTTCTCCTTTTGCATGTTGTGATGTTGTTTTACTTCCTATGGCAATACACAATTCTGGAGAGCGATATCCACTAGAAACGGTCACTACCTTACCGAAATGGTCTCTAACACGCTGTAGGACGTGCGTACAGAGCGATTTCAGGTTTTCCTGGTGCTCAGCACTAGGGGTATTATCAATGCACTTCCTTTCAGCTGTTTGACTGCGTGTAAGTTCGTTTAAACTAAAATTATTACTGAGTTTCATCTTTTTTCTGTTCTTGTAATTTATCTAAATCCTCCGTAGTGTATTCTAACTTTTGTAGCGCCCTTTTCAAGGCTGAATCTTTAGCCTTACAGGCATCAGTTAATTCATTATTTTGTTCTTTAAGTACACGAACTTGCTCTTTGTACTCATTAATAATTTCCTGGTATTCTGCTTTAGCCATAATTCCATACTACTCCAATATGATTTTTTTGATACTTTTCTGACCCATGTATATTTCTGTTTCAGCTTTTGCTTTAATACATTTATAACTCACGCTTGGGTTGTATTCTCTTTCAGCTTCACGTTTTCCACGAAGGCATGTAGCCATATTTGGCTGAATACGGTGTTCCTTAATCTCTCCGTTAATAAACATTAAAAGTCCTATTACAGTTTCAATCATTAATATTGGTACCCCTTCGGTACGGTTTTGCCTTGTTGTAATAATTTAAATATATCCATGTGTTGATCCATAATTTCTTTTTCTTTGTCTTTGACATCTTCCATTTGTGTCATAAGTTTATCTACTTGTCGTTCTAGTTTATTTACTTTTTCTTGACTAACAACTAGATCCGTTGAAATAGTAAATGTTCTAGACAATGACCATGCTCCTAATGCTAAAACTATTGCTACTAATAAACTCATTGCGTGATTCATTACTGTGTCCCATTCTTATAGTGTATTTCTCTGTTAGCGTCTTTAAGCTTTTCAATATCCATTAATACTTTGTCCATTTGTTTTCTTAAAAATTCGATATTAACTTTATTTAAAGACATAGAGTCGATATGTTTGTTTAACTTATCCGTGGTTTTGTAAAGATCCTCAATCATCATAAATTGCTCACTATCCGCGGGCAACGACCCTAATTGGCCACGTGGCCATTTTATTCTAAACTCTGTATTCTCTTTTAAATCTTTTTCCATTAGTTCTAATGTAGTAGAAATTCTATTTTGCGTTTCAATGATACCGAAGTAAGCCCAGGTCCCGATCGCAACCATGGCGATTAAAGAGGCTACCGTTTTCATCGGCATCTGAACGGCTGCTTCTTCTGAAATTTTGAGAGGTTTACCCATTAAAGCCTACACATCCTATTAAACTTGCTCCAATAAGAGCTATAACTAGTCCTAAAATTACCCACTTCATGATTAGTTTGATAATGGATTGGAAACGCTAACTTTTAATTCCTTCATTTGAATTTGTAAAAGTTCCATTTCTTTTTGTAATATTTTTATGTTTTGCTGGTTGTCGATAATATTACTTGAATTATCAGCAACTTCTTCGGCTCGTTCTGGTGTTTGATTAGATAGATTATCTAATTTAGTTGTAATTTCACCATACTTGACGAATCCACCACCAATAGCAACTATAGCTGCTATCAATGCAGCAATACCCGCTAACTGGTCTTTTAGGTTAAATTTTGCCATTTTTTAATAACTCCAGTTCTTTTATGATTCTTTGTTTCTCAGTGTTGAGCTTATACAAAGTTTCCGCCTTAATTGCCACTTTATCATTTTTTATATAGCTTGCAAGACTAGTGTTAGGGTAGATTTGACGATTATCAAAGATATTTAATTGAGTTAAATATATGTCTTTTGGCTTATAAAATGTAGCATTTGCGTATAATGCAAGGGATTCTTGTTCACTTGTCATAGCTTGAATTTTAATAATATTTTTAATCTGTAAGTTTTTAGAAATATCTTTTACTTCAGAGTCAACTTTATCCATTACTCTATCAATATTTTTGACGAGAGCTTTTTTCTGTTGTATCTTTTTTTGTTTGGAAGAATTTGTTGACGCAACCTCTGTAGTGCTTTCGCTACTGGATTCCGTTTCGGTCGCACCTTTTTCTTCCGTTTCTTGAGCAATCTCTTTTTCTTCGCTTACTTCTTCTTCTTTTTCTTGCTCTTTGACTTCTTCTTTTTCTTCGATTGCTTTTTCTTCTTTTTCTTCATTTGGACGTTGTACCATCTTAGTAGGACCTTTTGCAACTGTTTCTTCTTCCTCAATCACTTCTTCTTGGGCTGATTCCATAATAGGGGATTCTTCAATAATTTCTTCTTCCTCTTGTACCATTTCCTCTTCTTGAGAAACCATTGGTAAGAAAGAGGCCGTGATCTCTTCTGTTTCTTCATAAATTTCCTCCTCTTGTGTAACTGCCGAGAAGAAAGAAGTTGTCATTGGTGTTTCTTCTATTATAGATTCTTCTTCCATAACAATTTCTTCTTCCATAACAATTTCTTCTTCCATAATTTCTTCTTCTTCAAATATCATTAGCATTGGAGTAAAAGAGAAAGTTTCTTGAATCTCCTCCATTTCTTCAACTTCCATGGTTATTTCAATTTCTTCTTCAATTTCAAAAACTAAAAATTCTTCTATAATTTCTTCTTCAAATTCTGCTAATTCTTCTTGTAAATTGGTAAGAGCTGTTGATGTTGATTCCTCTAAGACCGTATTGTCATAAGTCATAGTTAATTTAGCACCCAACAAGTTTGGGCCACCTAAATCAGCTGGTGTAGAGTCCCCATCAATTCCAGTCCAGGTCCAATCAAATTTGTTGGATCCTGCATTATTATAGATAACTTGATCTGTGTATTTATGAGCATTAGCATAGTATCCTGCGTCTGTGTTTCTAATTTGATCAACCTGCGATAATACATTGCCATCAGAATCAAGTATTTTAACGGTAGTTTTAAAAGTATCTCTACCCGATTGAGCTTGACCACAAGAACTAGAAGAGCCCGACCACTCACAGTTTTGAATAATTGTTGTAGAGTCTAATGTAACTCCGTTATCGAGCATTGGTTGAGTTGATGTTTCATCACCTGTTTGAACTCCAACTAAATTTCCTTGATAATTTAACGTTCCTGTACCTGAGGAAGTACTTCCTACTTCTACTTCCTGATAGTTCCAATTTGAATTAGTGCATGTTGTATTAACTGAAGTAAAAGAAGAACAGCTAGATTGAACGTTAGGAACTGTAGTATCTACAGATTGTAGATTAGATGCTGCGCCTGTACCATTTGGTAAAAGATTACCTGTCGTAATATTTTCTGCTCTAGCGGTTTTATGCACAACACATGAACCCACTAACCAAACAAAAGCAGATATATAAAAAAGATTTTTTAGTTTTTCTATCAATTACAATTCTCTTTGTCTAGGTCTGCTGGTTTATCTTTGTAAAACCATACCCAAGAGGTAATCTTTGTTCCTTCTTGAGTGTACGTGCATTTTGGTCCTATAGAACACGCACTAAGCATACCAAGTAAAGCTATTGCTATTAGTATATTTTTCATTTTTTAGTTTTTTCTATTTTAATCTTAGAATCCTTTTTTATAGGATTTGCTTTAGGAATTCCATCAACTTTTTCTCTTTTAGCCATACGTTTTACGTATGTTTTAAAGTCTGGTCGCTCAAATTGATACTTATCCCAAAGAACTAGTGCATCTTTACCTATTTTTCCATCAATTGGACAAGGAGTACCTGCTTGTATCATTGATTCAAACACACGTTCATCTTGGCAAAGAATAGCAACGGCTGCTACTTTCATACCAAAGTCATTAAGTATACGTGCTAGTTTTAATCTTTCACAATTTTTATCTATAAAATGTTTACCACCAGATATACCTACACCAAAAGTTTGAAGTCCTGCTGATGCGCCTACAGCACAAACATCTTGCGTCATAGAGTTATAAGAAGGGGCTCCTGCACTTGGAGGTGCAGATCTTATATTAGAAGTTGTTGAATTTGTTGTCGTAGAACTAGAACTACTTCCCGATTCATAGGTTGTACTTGATTCATACCCGCCTTCAATAGCGGTATTAGAACCACTAACGTTTGATTGTGTGGAACCAGCTAAAGCATTTACTGAAAACATCAATGTAGCTAAAATAACACATAGAAATCTTATTGACATACTTCGCATTCCTCCGCACAGTCACAGTTTGTGCATGGACATACTCCGTATAAGTCAGAGTGTTCCTGTGTACTGCAATGGCAATTACAATTGCAATTTTTACAGTTCTTGTTTCCCATGATTATTTACGTTTATTGTATTGGTTTACGATCCAATCAGATATTTTTTTAATAACCGCTTTAATTTTTTTTATCATTTTTTGTCTCCTCAATATCATAAAAGAACTTGTCGGTATCCGCAGTTCTCCATTCACGGCTATCTTCGACACTCCATACCTTGTGATTAACCTTCCAATCAGGTACTTCATTCCTTACCGTGAAAGAAGGAATGTGCCATAATATTCTATTGTTTGGTTGAGCTGCATAATTGCCGTCATCCAAGGCCATTATGTGTGCACATTTGTGCTCTTGCGGAACTTCTGAATGATCCGTATCTACTATATTACTATCTGGGTGGGCCCAGTCAACTGTAAAAAGATAAGATCCGGTATGCCATTTCCTATCTTTTCCCCAATATTTACCTGCTACACTTAATGCATCGAAACAAATAACAGAAGGATAATAACTGAAACAATTCCAAAGCTCCAACTCGTCAAGTCTAGGCCTAGGAACTTTTTCGACATCAAAGTCGTTTTGGATAAATGCACTAATTGGTAGCCTATAGTAGACACCACCATTTTGCATAATTGCATGAAAGAGTAAAGAACGTCCTGGCATCGATGCAATGCCAAAAACCATACAGTCTTCAACTTCTCCATGGTGTTTTTTGAGGTCATAAAGATATTCCCTTCTTACTTGACAGTAAATAACGGGTATATTTGCATTTAAATAAGCCATACTTGTTATCCATAAATATCACCCCAAGTTTTACCCGATTCATAATCGACCTTATTTGGGACAGCTAGTTTAACAGCATTTTCCATAATTTCAATAATTTTGTCCGCTTGTTTTTTGGATTCTACGGACAAATCTAATTCATCATGAATTTGAATATGAGCTATAATACCTTCTTTGTATAAATCAAGCATTGATTTTTTAGTCATGTCTGCTGCAGATCCTTGAATTAATTTATTTAATGCTTTGTAAGTGAAAGCTCTTCTAATTCTATTTTCTCCATATTTTTTTACAGCATCTTCCCAAGTCATTGGCGTGTGCATTCCGAATTGAGCTGGTTCCCATTTATCAAAACGACAACCCCTTCCTAACAAAGTTCTAATCTCTCCTTCTCTAGAAGCCCATCTAGATGTTTCATGCATAAGATCACGAACAAAGGGAACTCTGTCATGATATTTGTTAAATAATTCTTCAGCTTCTTGTTTCGTGCTTAAACCTAATTCTGCCTGTAACTTGGCTTTACCCATTCCATAAAACAAACCTAAATTAATTGTCTTAGCTTGAAACCTATTAATGCCTGCCATATCAGAAACAGTTTGATGAAAATCAATGTCATTGTTTTCATAGTTTTCTACAATTTCTTTTACAGAGGAATCTTCTTTTATACCTGTGGTTGTGGCTGCAAAATGAACAACTAATCTTGGTTCCTGTTGAGAGTAATCAAAACATCCCCACTCGCAACCTGATTCGGGGATGAAAAGAGATCGAATCAGTGGACCTAAGTCTTTATTACGAGCGGGAATTTGTTGTAAATTTGGATTAGAGTATGAAAATCTTCCAGTAACGGTACCACCTTGATCAGATCTAATTTGATTAATATCCGCATGAATTCTACCTTTGTGTTCATATCTAATAATAGTGTCAATAAATGTGGTATGTGCCTTGTTTATTTCTCTAGCTTTTGCTATTTTCTTAACTAAAGGATGTTCATGTTCTTGAAGAAAGTTTTTAGTAAATGATGGAGACTGAGTTTTTAAAGTTCTGCTATAAGGCAGGTGTAATTTGTCGAAAACTTTGGCAATCGATCGTGCTGCCCATATTTGACAATCTATGCCTGTGTCTTTTTTTACTTCTAATAGGAGTTGCTTTTCTTGTGTGGACAATTCTTGTTTCAATTTATGAGCGGATTGAATATCGACACGAACGCCCTTAAATCTCATATCAACTAAACATGGAAATAATTCTGTTTCTAAATTAAAAATTTCAGTTAAATTTTCTTTTCTTATTTCTGCAGATAATCTTTTAAATAGTTCAAGTGTAAGTTTTGCGTCTTTTTCTGCATATTCACCTACATAAATAGCTGGTAATTTATAAAGTTCTGCTTTAGGATCTATACCCCAATTTTTAGCTATTTCGAATAATGTTGATTCGCTTTTTCTCTCACCTAAATATTCCCAACTTAAAGCATTAAGAGTGTATCGTAGTCTATTTTCATTAACAATAGAAGCCATAACCATAGTATCCATGATATGACCATTAATTTTTATTCCATAAGAACGAAGCCAACAGACATCATACATAGCGTTATGAAATATTTTTGTAGAACTTGATTCACAGATGGTTTTTACCCAATCTAAAACTTTCTTTTTATCTAAATTTCCACCGCCTTCATGACCAAACGGATAATATTTGCACCAACCATCAACAGCTACAGCAACTCCAATAATTTCTCCGTTTCCAATAACAGAGCCTGAACCTTTTGATTTTAAATCTGGATCTTTTGTTTCTAAGTCTATAGCTACTAGTTTATAGCCACTTAAATCTGGAAAACTATCTGGTGCTATCCATTCTGTTTGAGCTTCAAACATCATAGTCTCGCTCCATAATCATTTCAATATAGTGAATAGCTTTCTTCAGATCTTCCTTTCCATTTTTATATTTGTGTCTGCAGATATATTTTATAGCGTTTCCTTCTGCAAAAAGCAACTTATTGTCATTTATAAATTTACTTGGCTGCACTTTAAACTTAGAGTAATGGGATCCTCCAATTTGCTTTTTATATGAACTACTTTTTTCCATGATCACCATGTTTTTTTTAGGTATGTTTTTTATTACTTTGTGACTCATATCTGATATCCATATTCACCAGATTGATTTACTAAATATAAATTTTCTGCTGTTCGAGTAATACCTACAAAAAATAATCTATGTTCTGGACTTGGATTTTTTTGATATGCATTAAAACTATTGTAGTCAATATCCAACATTAATACTGTATTCTGTCTTTCATCTCCTTTGGATCCATGGATAGTAGATAACCTTATTCTTGGTTTTGCTGTTGGAGAAACATCTTCACCGTTTCTTTCCATTGCTTCTATAAATATTCTTTTTTTATCTATAATTTTGTCTAATGCTTGCTGCCAGCTGCCCGTCGCTAGCATACCATGTTTGTTTCTTAAATCTTCTAAATTGACAATATCTTCAATAACCGATTTTAAAGAAACCCCTCTGCCAAAATTTCTTTTTATATTTTTAGAAGACATAAAAGAATACATTTTCTGTGCAAGTTTTGCAGGTACCAATTGACCTTTTCTTAATTTTCTCCAGGTATCAATAGCTTGTAATAAATCTTTACTTACTAAATTATTTCCTCTTTTACTTGCATAATAAAAACCTTTGTCCTCAAAAAAATCTTTTAAAGGTTCCAACATCTTATTGGTTCTTGTCATTATCATCCATTGATCTTTGCTATAATCAATTTGTTCAAAATTAGATACCCAAGTCACACTGCCATCAAAATCTTTAGGTGTCCATTGTTTAGGAACTCTTTCATCTGAAGGAATTTTATCTAAAATTTGTTTTGCTAAATTTAAAACTCTCCGTGGAACTCTTCTTGATTTAACTAAGGATTTGTCTACCGTTGTATTTTTATCTTTATGCAATCTAATAAAATGATTAGGGTTTGCTCCTTGAAAACCCATGATAGCTTGGTCATCATCTCCTGCAATATAAGAACGCTTAGCATTAGACTCAATATAATGAAACATTTCCCATTGAAGGTTATTCAAGTCTTGAGCTTCGTCTAAAAATACAGCATCAAACTGTGGACATTTTTTTCTTTTAATAAATTCAGAAATCATGTCTATAAATTCAAACATACCATTAGCTTTTTTATATTTTATTAGACACTCTTTTAAATAATCTAAAGTAGAATAGCTTATGTCTTGTAGGTGTTCGTGTAATGCGTATTGATTTTCTAAAGAAATTTTTCTACATCTAGCTAAATTTATGAGTTTAATATATTCATTACCATAAATCATTGTTCCATCTTCTGCAGCATAGGTTTCAAAATTTAAATTTGAAGCAACTCCACCTACATAGGTTTTAAAAGCATCCCATTTTCTACCTTTTAAAAGTTGTGTTTTAGTATCAATTCCACACTCACGTGTGCCAAGTGCATGCATTGTACAAAAATATTTAAGATCTTCGTCGTAATCTACTTTATTAAATAATTTTGTAACTCGATTAACAGAAATTGTAGTTGCGTTTTTACTAAATGTAAAAAATCCAATTTTTTTTAATGGGGTGTTATATTCTTCTTTTTCTCTTTTTAGGTAAGTGTTAACTAATCTGTAAGTTTTTCCCGTGCCCGGTGGGCCAGGGATTATTGTCCGTTTTATCATTTTACAAATGGTGGCCTTTCTACCGGAGGCGGTTCATCCTTTTCTTTTTCAGTTGTGAACGCCTTAATAGAAACAACCTTAACAGATTTTCCAGAAATACTCAAATTTGCATCAATTTTCGCATTAAATAATTCTTCAATTTTATGTAAAGTTTTATTTCGTTCCATATTCCAAGTTCTTGTGTTTTGTAAATGTTTCCAAAAATCTTTAAATCTAAAATATGATAAACCTTCATCTGTCCATGATACTCCTCTGTTAATATCTGTTTTTTGTTTTCCTGCTGCTCTATCTGTTGTAAAATTTTCTAAATGTTCTTCTAATTGTTTTTTAAATGTTAAACTTTCAGGTGCTTTTATTTCTTCTACTTCTTTCATTAAACTACTTATTACTTTACCCCATATCGGTTTAGAAACATTAGGAAGTTTAGTTCTCATTTGTTCCATACATGCTTCATCAAATAAATCAAAATTTCTTAAGGTTTTAGTATCAACTTCTACTGTTTTTCCACTAACATTTACAAACCATATTGGTGGGTCAGAAGTAAATATTCTAAGATTAGAAATGTCAGGCATTAAAGTACCATTTCCAATTCCAAACTTCCTTGTTTGACACGTTGCAGAATCACAATAATTACAAATAGGTTGGTCTTTACATTTATATTGATAATCTTTTTTATTTAACGAGGAAATTGTTGTCATAACTTGTTGAGGACTTAGTGGTGGCTTCATAAACTTAGTATTGTAAGTTGCTAAATCAGTTTGCCATGTGTCTGGATTAGCTTTTTTGAGATAAACACCAATATTATATAATCCATTGTTTCTGGTTCCTTCAGGAAAGCCTTCCTTGCACAGTGTTTGTAAACAAGGAGGGCCATCCTTTATGTTTTGCTCTTTCTCGCTTTCTATCTTCAAGCTATCAAATGACGCTTTTGTTAGCTTATTTTTGGCATGAAGCTCTATAAATTCTTTTAAACTTGCAGCATCTCCATTATCTTTAAATGCGTAACGGGCTGTTTTATCTCCACCATGATAAGGTAAATTTAAAAAACTACCTGTGTCTCCTCTTTCAATTAAAATATACTCTTGTTTTGGAAATATTTCGCATTCTGAATAACCAAGTGCAGCAGCCATAATTTTAAGTTTAGCTCGCATTGCAGCAGCTTCAATTAATTCAGACATAAATAAAAATACGTGCGCTCCCCCAGACTTAGATCTGCAAACAATTAGAGGTAAATTTTTCTGTTTTATTTTTTTGATAAATTTTTTATGATTAAAATCATATTGATCTATATCAATACATCCCCATCGACATAGATTGTTTTCATTTATTGGGATAATTCCTAATGCTGGTTCTTTTCCTTTTAAATGGTTTTCCCAAAGAACATCAGTTACAGGTTTTTTTACTGTAAATGGTCTTCCTTTTTGTTTACCATTCTCTGAACGAATAGGACTTGGAATGTACTGTCCATAAGCACTATTTAATCCCTCAAATATCTCTTTAAATACTTTCATCATAATTTTTGGCGGGCGGTTTCAGTCTCCCTACGCCGCCCTATTTCCACCGGATGGAAACTTATGATGTTTTTCCGTTAGATTGGTCAGCTCTACGGCAACTTTCGTAAAACGTTTTTGCCCTTTTGTAGAGATTCGCATCGGTTACTTCAGATACTTTTTGGATATTATATCCATACCACTCGTTTCCTTTTCCGCTGTTTTTTACAGAGGATAGTTTATAGATGTGGCTGAAAGGTGGCGGAGTATAAGGTCCGTCCTTACCATTCTTAGTAATACTCATCATCATTGAGTTCCATTTTCTGGAAATCTTTGCTTGTGATGAATACATAGATATAAGAGCTGTCTCAGCAGAATTGCCATCTGATATGATAACAAAATGTTGAGCAGTCTTTTGGATATAATGACCGTTTGGTAATCTATCCTTACCCATAGCATCTTTAGTTGTTTTAGAAATAATATCACTGTCGCCAGGATATATATTTTCTGGTCTACCCGAACCCGTACCGAAGTCGGCCCATTCTTGATATTCCAGCCTATAGTGACAAGGAATAACATGTATTCCCTTCTCGCCATCGTATATCTTTCTTGTCACCGTGTTAAAAAACATACCAGGGTCAGCGCCTTCAACATAATTTGCATGTTTTCTTTGCGCTTCTGCTGATCCGTTTTGTAGAAGTTTTAAGATTGGTAAAGCCAGACTTTCTGGATCTACGTTCTCAAAACCTTTTCTAGCGTCCGCCTCAAACAAAGCGTCTGATGGCAGACCGGCCTCTTGTTTTTTAGCTACTTGCTTCTCGTTTCTAGTTTCTTGCATCTAGTTTCTCCTTATTATTTTTGTTTGGTTACCTACAAACGGTTTGAAAAGATCCGCAGGCATATCTTGTCCAGATTCGATACGCTCGCGAACCACTGCTTTAAGTGTCTGAGCATGAACGCCTATTTTCTGGACGGGTTCATAGCCCTGACCTTTTGCAAGGGTAGCATAAGCCATTGCCTTGTTATCTTCGCCACGACCAAAGGTAACAGTGACATCATTTTTAATGATGTCCCCTAAGCCGTTTTCTCGAAGCCAGTTAAACGCCGACTCCTGCTTGTCCGCAGGGATATGGGCGCCATAAAATGGTTTTACTTCTATTGAAGCACCATCTTTTAATTTTAGTTTAGTGACATTCATCTCTTGCATCATTTTTGGAATGTCAAAATTAGAAAGCTGCTTAGCCTTCTCTTTTAAATCTTTTGTATGACTCTCAGAAGCCGCTATTTGATCTTCTAAGTTTCTTAGTTCAATTACTTTATCAGATAAATCTTTAGTTTGATCTATTTGAGTAACTGAATCTACTCTATCTTCTTCAAAGTTTATATTACTCATCTCTTTCTCCTTGTTGTTGGTAGTTTCTTTCTTTTTCCTAAATTATAGGCTTCTATTATAGGAACTCTGTATAATACTTTATTAAAAAAAGTATTGGGATTTAATCCTGTTGTAAAACTTTGTCCTTCTAAAAAAAGTTTTTCTCCTTTTTTTATAGTGATTGTTTTTTCAGGATAAAAATGAACACTCATGTTACCCATCATCTTATTTAATACAACCGAACCCATTGTGCCTTTATATTTTTTCTTTTTTTTAGCTTTCATTCTATAATATATAGGATATTATTCAAATTTTGTCAATGTTTATTTTTAAAAAATTGAGCATATTTTAAATATTTTACTTGCTTCCATGCTTGTTCTAAATTTCTAAGTTTTTTATCTTTCTCATGAATTTTTTCTTCATTTTTTAATCTAGCTTGTTCTTTTCTCGGATCATAGTCTTCTGCTTGTATTCTTTTCATCATAGTTGTGTAAACGTATTCTGGATTTCTTCCTGCTAATTCGCATACAAGTTGAAAATCTGTACTCTTTGATTTAAACCAAGAAACAGCTTGGCCTCTTAAAATACTTTTTGAATACCCTTCATGTTTCACTTTATTATTAATGCTAATACAGGCATCTTCTGCAGCTCTTGCTAAAACCGCTGTCCATAGTTTCTCCTCTTCAGGTTTTTTTCTTTCATTAATCATCTATTTTTCCTCTTTCAAATAAATTTATTTCTAAAGGATAGTATAATTTTTCTTGTCTATCCCATTTTAGTAGATTAAATTTTCCTCCATTAATATCTGATACAATGGAACAGGCCAAACCAATTACAGCAGGATCTCCTGATAGTAATAAATAATCTTTAGAAGAATAATCTTTTAACAATCTTCTTAGTTCAAAAATAACAGGGCCTGGGCTTAATATAATTTGAGTGTTTTCTTTCAGTAAAACTTTAAGTTTTCCATATTTTAAAGCACCCATAATGTTAAATTTTGGACGCCCAACACTGGTTCCAGGTAATTCTTGTATAACATAAACAACAGGTTCTTTGTTGTTTTTTATATCTTTATATTCGTTCATAACTTTCTTGACTTCTTATATAGGATTCTATATATTCCGTCAACAGAAAGATACATGAACTATAAGTTTAAAACAAGACCTTATGCTCATCAGCTAAAGGCATTAGAAATGTCCTGGAATAAAGAAGTATATGCTTATTTCATGGAAATGGGAACAGGTAAATCAAAGGTTTTACTTGATAATATCTCTATGCTTTATGATAAAGGTAAAATTAATGGTGCCTTAATTGTGGCACCCAAAGGTGTGTATAAAAATTGGTATGATTCTGAAATACCAGAACACTTGGTTGATCATATTGAAAAGAAAACGGTGTTGTGGCAGGCAAATATAACCGCTAAACAAGAACAAAAACTAAAGTCTTTATTTACTCCTGGAATAGATCTTCACATTTTAATTATGAATGTAGAAGCTTTATCTACTAAAAAAGGCGTTGATTTTGCTCGTAAATTCTTAATGTCTCATCAAACACTATTTGCAGTAGATGAATCAACAACAATTAAAAACCCAAAAGCTAAAAGAACAAAAAACATAGTATCTTTATCTACTTTAGGTAAATATAGAAGAATATTAACAGGATCTCCTGTAACTAAATCACCCTTGGACTTATTCACGCAATGTTATTTTCTTGATCCTTTTTTATTAGACCATTCTTCTTATTACAGCTTTAGAACTAGGTATGCCATAATGAAAACAGCTAATTTTAATGGTAGATCTGTTCAAATTGTTGTGGGTTATCATAATCTTGACGAATTAACTGAAAAATTAAAAGCTTTTTCTTATAGAGTTTTAAAAGATGATTGCTTAGATCTTCCTTCTAAGACTTTTATGAAACGAATTATACAACTTACACCAGAACAGAAACGTGTGTACCAGCAGATGAAACAAACAGCGTTAGCAGAACTTAATGGTAAAATGGTAACGACTGCAACGGTACTAGTACAACTTATGCGACTACATCAAATAACTTGTGGTCATTTTAAATCTGATGATGGTACTACACAAAAAATTAAAAATAATCGTATAGAAGAACTTATGGAAGTACTAGAAGAAGTACACGGTAAGGTTGTAATTTGGGCACAATATAGGTACGACATAGAAACAATTGTAGAACATATAGAAAAACGCTTTGGGGATAACTCTGTTGTTACTTATTATGGAGATACAACTGAAGAAGAAAGAAGAAAAGCTATTAAAGCAATCCAAAGTCCAGATAGTAAAATTAGATTTCTTGTGGGTACAACTCAAACGGGTGGGTATGGAATTACTTTAACTGGTGCTTCTACTATGATTTATTATTCAAATGGTTACGACTTAGAAAAACGTCAACAATCTGAAGCTAGAATAGATAGAATAGGCCAAAAACATCCAATGACTTACATCGACTTAATTGCAGAAGACACTATAGATGAAAAGATAGTAAAAGCACTGCGTAAAAAAGTTAATATCGCCAATGAAATTATGGGTGAAGAGTTAAAACAGTGGATTTAACACCCCGCGCATAGACCCATAAAATGTAGGATATACGCGCGACGCGTTGTGATTTTCAAAAACAACTATTTTACAGTTATTTTTTTCGGTTTTTTATCTTCTGGTGGAT